GGTCTGTTCACTGGTGACATCCATCATGTAGTCAGAGCTATGGATAATGTCATTGATAGAACTATCTATCCTCTAGAAGCACAAGAGAAAGAAGCTAAGAACAAACGTAGGATGGGACTAGGTATTACAGGACTAGCCAATGCAGGTGAGATGTGTGGTATGCCTTATGGATCAGAAGAGTTTATGAAGTTTACTACTAAGGTTCTTAAGTCACTTCGAGACCACACTTACTCAGCTAGTTCTATGTTGGCTCAGGAGAAGGGTTCTTTCCCACTCTATGATAAGAATAAATACATAGAGGGTAAGTTCTTTAAAACATTATCTCCTTGGGTACAGGATCAGATTAAAGAGTTTGGTATACGTAACTCTCACCTGACTTCCATAGCACCCACAGGTACAATCAGTCTTACAGCAGACAACGTAAGTTCTGGCATTGAACCACCGTTTAGTTTGTTTTATGACAGAACCATACAGGAGTTTGATGGTCATCAGATACAGAGAGTAGAGGACTATGCTTACAGACAGGGTGTTAATGGTAGGACTGCCAATGAGATTAGTGCCGAAGAACATCTCTCAGTCCTTGCTCTGACCTCTAAGTATATAGATAGTGCAGTCAGTAAGACCTGTAACGTAGGTGACAATGTAACTTACGATGCGTTTAAACAGCTTTATTATAATGCTTGGAAGCAGGGATGCAAAGGCATCACTACATTCAGAGCTAGTGGTAAACGTTATGGTATACTGAATGAGGTTAAAGATGAGCCTAAAGCAGAAGCTTGTTTCATAGACCCACAGACAGGACAAAAAGAGTGTGAGTAAAGATTACATATGGAGACTTAAGTGGGTATCATCAGTTGTTCTTATGTTTGCGATGATACTTACTGCACAAAATATATATCCCTACAATCTGTTTTTTCATTTTGCAGGGATATTAGGTTGGTTAATAGTTTCTATAAATTGGAACGATAGGGCATTGATAGTCGTTAACAGCGTAGCCATAGCTATACTGACTAACGGTATCTTTGCTTACTATGTTAAAATATACTAAAGATTAGACGACCACATCTAGAACATTTATTAGGATTACTTTCTTCCATTTTATGCCAGAAAACCCAGCAACGTATATCTTTAAGTATTTGAAACATCAGTGTCCCCTGTAGTGTCTAGTGTGTTCCCAAAATTGTCTAAAGTAATATCTTTCTCTGGCTACTAGCCGTTTAAACAGTCTTAAGATCATCCGTAACCATACATCTTTTTCTTAGATGATTTCTTTTTAGCATATGACTTGCTCTTTTTCTTGCTGTAGCCTTTACCGCTACTCATTTTTGCTACTTTACTTCCCATTGTAATCTCCCTTTACCATTTTTTACAGGACCAATATCTTGCACTTAGTTTACTAGGAGGACTAGTATCACACCTGTGTCTAGCCCTAAAGCTTTTTCTTCTCGCTGGCTGGTCTTTCTTTATAGTCATGTTAGGATCGCCAAACCTAACTAACTTCACTTGCTCACCTTGTTTAGCTAACACTGCGAACTTCTTATTCTTCTTAGGTGTTCTCTTGGGCTTATTGTAACCTGAGAACCTCTCTCCTCTGTATTCTATTGACATCTATTGCCTCTCTTCGTTATTTTCCCTTTGTGTGGGTTTAATGCCCCTAACCCCAGCCATCATCTTTAAAATGTTGTCAGAAGAAGATGCCATTAATCAAGTATTCCTGATTTTTTATATCCTTTTAAAAGTTGTATCATGTTTTCATCATCCATACCTTCAGCCATTGCCTCGTCTATAACATCATTAGCTAAAGTTGTTCCTAGTATTAAAGCGTTATTCGGTTTAGCTTTGTTTATTTTTATTAACTTATTAAGTGTTTTAGGATTAGTTGCTGCTTTAGCTAAAAAATAAGGAGTTCCTAAGATTGCAAGTGCGCTAACCCCTGCTGTACTTGCGTCTACAACACCTGTAACAACTCCTGTAGCTAAACCAGCACCCGCTGCGTATTCTTTAGAACGTAAGAATAAAACCGATAATCCTGAGGCTGGTTGTTTAGAAGCGTTATTCATTAAATTAACAGTTCTTTTATAAGTTTCAAAATTACCACCTAAAATTGCTTTTAATCTTTTAGTTTCTGTAGGGTCTTGTAGTTGTTTTTCGGCTGTTTTAAAACCTGACAAAAATTTTCCGCTTTTAAAACCTTCTTCGGTTAAGTCAGGAAAAGTTTTTGTAAGATAACCTTGTGCAATAGCGTCTTTAGCTTCCCTAGCTGTTTTAAATTGCATACTTTTAGCAACATCAGGGGCAATTAGTTTATAAGCTTGATCTATAGATTTTAAAGATGCTTCTACATTTTGTACTTTTCCTTTATTAGCAAACATAGCCCCTAAAGAAGTATATACTCCTTTTTTTGCTTGTTTGACAAATCCTTCGTTTACTGTAGGAAATAAAGAATTTACAGCACCGCTATATTCTGATTGCAAAACTCTGTATTGTTTTCCAGCATCCACAGCTTTTTGTGACATTTTACCCATATTATCCATTTGTTGAGCAATAACACCTTGAACTTCTTTTCGTAAGTTACTTAACTCAAGTTCGGTAACAGCTTTAGTACTATCTTTAGAAGCTTCGTTTATTAACCCGCCTAGTCTTTTTTCAAACTGTATTAAATAAATACCAGAAGCCACATTTGTATCTTTTAATCTTGACGTTAAATCCCCAATAATGTTGTTTGTTTCTTTAGTAAGAGTGGAATCACCTAAAACATCAGAGTTTTTCTTAACAAAATTTTCTAAAGAATTAGACAAAACAGAAGTTTTAAATTTTCCTCCTGCGACAAGTTTACCTATTTCATCTAATGAAGTACCATAGGCAGTATCTAATGCGTTTTTCCCTGCTTGCCAAGATTGGTTAATACCTTGTCCTATTAAATCATTAGAAAGTTTGTTTTCGTTGCTTACAACTAAAGACATTCTTTCTCTAACAAGGTCTCTAATTTGTTTACTTTTTCCGTCAAAAACACTTTTAGAAACTATACCTGTTCTTGCTATTAATTCTTTAGATATGTCCCATTTTCCTCCAACACCTGCTTGAAAAGGGGTCAAAGATAAACCTTTTTTAGCTAAAATTTCTTGACTTTCAATACCTTCTTTAGACATTCCTGCGTTTTTAGCTTCTTCGGCTCTCTTTGCTAATTCTCGTGCCACACTTTCAACAGGCTCTCCTTTTGCAATAAGTTTTTTAGCATACTCAAACAAAGGTTTTCCTATGTATTTTCCAAAACCAGCAGTAGTAAGATCAATTCCCACGGAAATACCAGCTTCAGTAATTGCTTTAGAAATATTAATATCTCGATCTGACATTACATCAGACGCAACAGAACCTCCTCCTGTTCCAATAGCACCACCTGCCATAGCCCCCACAAAAGGCCTACCAACCGCTAATCCCAAAGTACCTCCAACAATAGTACCTGCTAATCCTCCCGGAGTAGACGCATTTTCTTTTAGATAGTCTAGCATACCGCTAGTTCTTTCAGGCATCTGGACAGCAAGTTCATCCGCTCTCCAAGGTTCTTGTCCTCCTTGAGTAAGAGGAGTAGGGACTATTTTGTCATCTTTCCAACTCATTATTTTTTTCCTCGTATTTTACCGCTTGGGTCTACATAAAAACTACCAGAAGGTAAGGAGTTCCACCATTCGTTAAAATCTCTACCAGAAGGCAAACGTAAAGGAGAAGTTTCACTATTAGGAGTTCCCACTCCTTTTTTACTCAATGAAACATTAAAATCACTTAAATTTTTCTTAGCATTTTCTTCTTCCGACCACCAATCTCCTATAGCAATGGTGTTGTCTATTTTATCTAAAGCAGACTCTAGTAATCGTATGTTTACTTTTTTAGATTTAACCATACCAGCCATTTTATTAACTAAAAATTTTAAATCTGCGTCTGTAGGTCTTGCTCCTAACAAATCTTTTAAAACAGCTAAAACTAAATTTCCTGTTCTAGAGTTAAAGTCTCCAACATCTGCTGATTGAACTCCAAAAAAATCTTTAGCTGATTCCGTAACACTAGCAAAACCTCCTGTGCTAACTCTTTTTGCTAATGCTAAAGCTGTACTTACATTTTCTCTTGAGTTTCTAGCTTTTACACCAGCGGCTACGTATTTATTACGAGTTTCAAACTGAGTTTCATTTTTCTTTTTTAATAAAGCCCCTTCAACTGCAAGTTTTTGTTTAAGTTCTGCTTCTTCTTTAGTTAATTCTGATTTAAAACCCAACTTTTTTAATGCTCTTTGTAATTTTAGATCTCCTGTTTGTCCTACATTATCGTCAATAATTTGTATTTCAGCACCAGTTCCTACAGGAACTTTTGGAGCGTTTGCATTAAGAGGGGTATAAATAGTCTTGTTTACACGACCTACAGATTCCATCCGTGCAAAATACTTATTACCGTTTTTATCTTGGATTAATTTAGTTTTACTAAGAGAAGGTTTTTCTGATGATTTCGATTGTCCTTTTGTATTTTTAACATACTCCATATCTACCATAGATTTAGCATCTTGAAGAAATTGACGAGCTTCGGTTGTATACCCTTTGGAAAGCAATAAAGCATAACCTTGTTTCATCTCTCTTTCGTCTATTACACCATCATTTGTTTTATAACCCTCTAGAATTTGTAATATCTCTCGTCTATCTGTATCTCTTTTGACTGCTTTAGACAACCTAGGGTCCTGTGGCATCTCCATACCAAAGGCTCCCATAGCACCACCAAAAAGATTTCCAAGTGCTTGTCTGCCTCTCTCAGTAGCCTGAGACATCAACTGAGCCTGATAACCACCTGCTCTAGAATCTAGTCCTGCTTGTCTGATACGCAGTTCATTCTCTTGGTTCATTAGTTGCCTAATGTCCTGTGGTGTAGGTCCACTAAATAATCCTTTGACTGCCATAGCTATGCCTTCCTTGTTCTTGTTTTCTTCTTTGGTTTCTTTTTCTTAAAACCAGATCGCATGTTTTTATAGTCCTCGTCACTAATCTTACTTTTCTTTTTAGTACGAGAAATGCCTCTACGTTTTCTTCTGTTTATGTTTTCATATAATGACATTAGTTAAAACCTCCTTCCCAATCAGACGTAGAACCGAAATCAGAATCTACTTCAGATGCCCAATCAGATACAGAACCAAAATCAGAATCTACTCCGGTTTCTGATGTACCAATATCGTCAAAACCTGCATCAAAATCTGCCCAACCTACAGACTCAGCTAAAGCTTCAGCTTCATTTTCTGCTGCCTGTACAGCATCATTATACCCACCACCTGAAGCGTATACATCAGAAGCAACAGAGTTCCAAGCATCACCACTCATGTTGTTTAAAGAATCAATAGCTTGGTTAGAACTTAAATCACCATACCCTGAAGGCTCGTACCCAGAAGGTATACCGTTGTAAGCTAACTGACCGTAACCAAACTCATCATCTCGTTCAGTTTTGAAGTAATCGTTTAAGTCGTTTGCTCTAATGTATCCTTGTGGAGTATTTATATACTCTCCTCCAAGACCTTTGTTTACCATATCTTCAACCATGTTTGTCATGTTAAGCATACCCTCTTGCATACCTCCACCACCTGCTGATTTACTATCAAAACCAACTAAACCTTGATCTGGGTCCATAAATAAATTAGAGTCTACATTAGGGTCATAGTCGTGATGAAATCCCATAGCGTTTAAACCACCTCCAAGCATACCAAATAAACCCCCTGTGGTTCCTAATCCTAAAATACTAGCTACAGGCATCATACCTGCTGCAGCTTTACGACCGTTCATAAAAGAAGAGCTATCTCCTCTAGCTTGTCCTAAGGCATCTATAGCTTGCATATTTCTACCCACACCACCCATGCTTAAAGGATTTCCTGTTATTTGTTGTAAAGCGGTAGGAGCAGTATAAGGTCCTGTACCCATGTCAAATAAACCACTAAGGCTAAAGTTGCTACCGCTTGTAGAAGGAGACTCATCTACAGAAGTTGCTCCTAAACCATTAAAAATATTTTCTACTCCACTTGCAAAACTAGAAATTGTATCTGATATTCCTGTGGCTATTTGTTCTGGTACTTCAGCTAATCGAGCAAAACCACGGGTAAAGGCATCACTATTTATTGAGGGACTAGAAAAACCGCTAGTTGAAGCTATATTACCAAAAGTAGAACTGTAGTCTTCTCCACTACCACCGTCATCAAGAGGTGTTCTTCTTGGAGGCAAGGCAGGTAACAAAGGTGATACTGAAGATGAAACAGGAACAACTGCATCAGGATCAACTACTGCTCCTCTGTCAATAAGAAACCTTTGAAGGAATGGTGGAAGTGATGCTAACTCTTGAGATATTGCCATAATTAAACCTGACTTCTTCTAGTAAATAAACCGCCTAGGGAACCAAGGGCTGTTCCTGCTGGACTACCCATAGCTGCTGTGACATTACCTAAGTTTTGTGCTGCCCCTGTTCTTGCTTGAAGACCTGAAGATGCTAACCTTCCTAAGTCACCTCCGATACCTCTACCTAAATTAGCTTGCTGTAGTGGAATATTAAGAAGTCCAGTAGCAGTAGAAATATCACCTGTTTCTCTACCAAGTAAACTATCAATAAGAGATTGAGCTTGTCCAAATGATTGAGTACGTCTTTGATTTTGGCTTCTTAGTATTGCTTCTTCCAAAGCACCCATGTCTTCTCTACCACCTGTGGAACCTAAGCGTCCCTGAGCAAGAAGTCTAGTCTCTAAATCTCTACGCAACCTATCTTCATCTCTTTGGAAAAATGGTTGTTGTTGTTCGTAAAATACATCAGCAGCCCCAAATGGATCGGCAGCTAAGGGAAGAAGCTGTTCACCAAATAGACCACTTCTGCTTAAAGCACCTTGGTAAATATCTTGTAGTTCTGGAGATAGGTTAAGAAGTGCTGTTTGACTATCGGTATCAAACTCTGCTGTTCCTCCGATACTTCCAACACCAAAAGGTTGACCAGCTTCTATGGTTCTATCTGCTGCTTGATTGATAGATGATGCTTGTTGTTCTGCTGCTCTTTGAATTGCTTTTTGTTGCTCTCTAGCACCTAAGAAAGAAAGACCTCCTCCTAATAATGCTGAACCTAAACCGTCAAAAAAACTTGCCATAATATTCCCTTTGCTTACCTATATTTTACCTTATTTTACCTTGTTTTGTCAAGAGTGTTGTATTGATTAAACTTGAGTGATGACCATTAACTTCTACTACCATTTTAATTCTTATATTTTTACCTGTTCTAGCCAAAGGAACTTTATATTCCCTAGGACCTGCTATTGGAGCATACTTAGCTTTTCCATATAAAGAAGAAGAACTTCCATATAAAAATGTTATTGCATCTGAAACTAAAGTAAATGTTTTAGAATAAGTAGAGTCCTCTTCATAGTCTTTAGCTATTGTAATAGTTGCTGCACTATTTTGACCACCAGTTATTATCATTAAACCACTTTTAATTATTTTAGAAAATACTTGATCTCCAAGGTCTAACCAAGTACTTTGGAATTGCCAGTTATAATCACTTTTCACAGTACTATAGCAAACACCGCCTTGAAAAGTATGTCCTGCTGTTTCACACGCACTTTCGTTTCCAAAAGAACCAGTTACATTACTAAGAACAATATCATTATATCCAGTATACTCAGCTACAGAAGTAGACGTACCCATGTATAACTTACCGTCTAATGTACTTACAGCCGTATAAGGATTACTTGTAAATGTCCATGTTGTTATTCTAGGTACTGTTTTAACACCTCTAGAAAAATCAAAATAATAAGCAACGTTACTACTAGGTATAAATGTAACAACAAAACCATCTGTTTGATGATAACAACTTTTAACCTGACTTAAGTCAGCAGTACTTATTATCCTACTCAAATCATTTCTTACTGCAATAGAAACAGTTTCTACAGGAGCTTTACCGTCTTGTTGAGTAAGACGCGATAAGGCAGTTAACCCTTCAAAACTTAAAAATAGTAACTCAGTTCCTACGTAAACAAGGTTATCTCTACCAGCTAAACCAGTTCCTATTATAATCTCGTCTAATGATATGCTTGTGGGTACTGAAGCACTTTTAAAAATAACAATGTTTTGTTTACCAAAAACTACTAACTTATCTTCTAACGCACCTAAGGCAATAATTTCATCATTACCCCAAACAGTTTTAAGATCAATAGAACCAGAAGCACCGCCTTGTAATTTTTGACCAATTAAGTTGTCTGAGTAAAACACAGTTCCTTTATCTTCAGTAACACCCCCATACCATATTCTACCAAACTCACCTAAAGCACATGAGGGATCAAAAGTAGTAATACCGCTAGGTGCGTTGTAGTTAGCTAAGTCATCTATATCTGTCCAAGCAGAACCACTATAGTTAATAGGCATGTGTCCTGATTGTACACCCCAAAACTGATCATTAAAATTAATCCACTGCCAATTAGAATCAGTTATGGTCTGAGGTGATCCTGCAAAACTTTGTGTCGTAAGTCCGTGAGGTGTTGTAGATGTATCTAGTTTTACTATAGTAGCTCCAGAACCCCCGTAGTATTCTCTAGTACGGTCTGATTTAACAAACTCACCTAAAGACTTTACAGGAGAAGCTAGTATCTTGCCTACTTGTTTAGAACCTTTTCTTGGCCCCATTCGACCCTCAAGGTCATAGACAACATTATTTGCTTCTGTAAGCCACTGTGGTCCTAATGTAGAGTCTTCTGCCTGAGTGTTTAACCCCGCATCTCCCAACCCCTTTAGGACTACTGGTCTAGTTGGTTTAACTGGCATACCAAGTTGTCTCATCTACTGTTCTAGATTGATCTTGAGCAATCGAATCTGATAACGCATCTGCAAATCTACTTACTGCAACATCTGTAGCAGTTCCACCGTCTTCACCTCTTTCAGCCAAAGCTAAAGAATACGTACCTAATACAATTAAATTTTCAGGTACTTTTATTGTATCTGCTGCCAGAGTTTTATCTGCTTCGGGTTGAACAGCGTGAACTTTAATGGTGTATGTTGCAGCCGGAATAGGCCAAAAAGAAATATCGTTATCGTTTAATCTAAAATAAGAAGGTACTCCTGTTTGAGTAGTTCCTATAAGACTGAGGTTATAAAAATCTGAATCACTTATTTGAGTAAGCTGTGCATCATTAGTTGTATCAATAACTTGTAGCACTCTAGACCTGTTATTTAAATTAGACATGTTATAAGTTTCTGTAGAGGCTGAAGTAGTAACTGTTTCTAATGTCCTTAAAATACCCCAGTTCCAAGCATCCTCTACTAAGTCTTTAGTTTCGTTTACTAATTCTCCAATAAGTTTTTGATAATCATCTACACTAGAAGCTGATGTTAAAACTCCTGTCCAATCAGTATCTATAGTGTCCTCTCGTAATCTTCTTAACACCTTATCAATTACTGTTCTATAACTCATTTAGTCATCCTCGCTTAAGAATAATTCTCGTTCTGCTTCTCTTCTTCTTAGAAGACCAGCTATAACTCTTTTTCTAGCGTACTTCCATTTTAAAAACTCATCAGCACAACCTTGGTAATTTTCACGGTTAAGCTTCATTCTTGCTGTAGATCGTTGGAAAGCTCCTGTGCCTACATTGTATGAGAAGCTACACAAAGCTCCGTATTGGTTTTCCGTTAAAGGTACGTTAACTAAACGTGCTACTCTGTCTTCAGTGGACTTAAGATGATTTTCCATCAATACAGTAGCTTCTTCTTTTGTAATGTCTCTGTGGTCTTGTGTAATACGTTTGTGATCAAACCCGTATATAGAGCCAAAACCTATTGTCCAAATACCTGCTACATCTTTGTAGGTCTTGGAAGAAAAACCTTCAAAGTCTTTTATTAAATCAAGACTTCTTTCGTTAATCATTTAGTCCACTTAGATACTAAACGTTGACCGAACCAAAACGAAATTATTACAGAAAATATACCAGAGATTTCTGTAGACCAAAGTAGTTTAAACAGTTCCACACTAATCATGTCAAATGCCGATAGTATTGTTAACAAAACAAACTCAAAGAAAAAGAAATATGTAATTAAAGGTCTTACCGTAGCAGATAAATTTACTACCCACTGGCTTGATCTTTTACTATCTGCTTGTGAACTTTTTTGTACCTGTACGTTTAACTCACCTGTGCTTTGTACAATAGCTTCATCTAGCCTATCTTGAGATTGTTGAGCCATAATCTTAAGCTCATGCTCTTTATCCCTAGCATCTTGTTTCTGATCCATAAATGTTTTAAATATAGAGGGTCCCGTAGAAGTAACAAACCCTAATAAACTACCAAGTAACGTAATCATGTTTAAACACTCTCTATTGGTGGATGTTTCCCGTTGTGCATTTTTTCAATTTTTGTTATACGATCACCATTAGTGTGAGCCATAACAAGTATTTTCTCAAGTTCTCTATTGTTTTTCTCAAGTCTTTCTGGTGACATAATTGAAGAAAGAACGTGAGTTTTTTGTGCGTTAAGATCAATAGCGTTCTCTTGTCTATCTGTACGTTTATCTAAATCTCTTAATCTAGATTCGTAATCAGATTTAATATCGTTTAGTTGTTCTATTACCGAAGCTAACTTCTGTTTCACTATGGTGGCTGCTGAGACAATACTAATCAGCATACCGCCTACGGTTATTATCAACTTTGCATCTATCTCCACTTCAATTACTCAGGCGCAGGGTATTTTGTTTTAACTGCCTGACGCTTTACTTCGAGAGCATCTGCATCAGTTGCACGACCTTCTACCTCTTTTTCCCACAGAGCTACAATAAGTTCTTCTACACTGGGGTATGCACCTTGACGGTATGTTTTATAGTTGTCTGCATAGAACTCATCGTATGTTAAAACACCATCTTTATTTTTACCATCTTTATCAGTTCCTTGGTAGATAATTTCTGCTGGCACTACTGGCTCTTTGTATTTAGTAATGCGTTTCCACTTACCATCTACATACTCAGGTTGAGGGGAGTTAGCTATCTGACTTCCTGTACCCTCAGAGACTTCTTCTACTTCTCTGATAAAATAAACTGTACCACCTTCATCGTATAACTGCTCATCAACTTTGGCGTTGCTTGTCATACCACCGTCAGGTCTTTTAACTACAGACAGATTGTGTAAGATCGCTACTTGTTGGTTACCTTCGTTTTCTATTACGTACATTATCTTCCTCCTATAATTCTACCGTCTACGTCTATGATAGGTGTTCCAAATGCTAGATACACGTATGTTATACCAGACTTATTAACTCCAGCATTGGTTGTTCTCATTTTAAATCCTCCAGTTACAAAGTCTTTATCATACCCTGCCGTATCAGTAGCTGTACTATTTGGAAATAAACTAATATCTACTTCGTTATCAGGATGTCTTGCTGTATCTTGTAAATTCCAACTTTCTGCTTCAGTAGTATTTTTAGTTAAAAACCAAGTTGGCTGAATAGGTATGCCAAGACTGTTTACAGTTGGAACAAAAGTACCGTTTGCATTTCCATTACCAACATAGCTTCCTATTGCGGTAAATTGACTAGGTGCAAAACAATAGGCTACATGATTCTTACTGCTTTCATTTCCATAAGTAGAATTACCAACAGAAAATACACTGGAAGTTGGTGTAGTATTATTAAAATATCCAGCACTTGCGCTAAAAGCAGTATTAGCATCTAGAAATGCGGATTTGGTATTACCTACTGCTGAGTGATATACTAGCCATTGAGTACTTCCAGTATTATCTAAATTTTTTAATAAGATTAATTCTGGTACTACACCTAACCCATGCCCTATTGTAGCATTTGATCCAGTTCCTGTATATTGAGATATACTTAAACCAATATTAGTATCTACAAGTGTGGCAGTAGTATTTATACTACCATCAGTGTTAGAAGTTCCTGATCCAGCAGTCTCCATCATCCAGTTCCAAAGAACAAAACTTTCATTATTTGTATTTACTTCTGCATCGTTACCAACTTGCACACCACCGTTAAGAAATGCTTGTAATGTGTTTACGTTAGTAACTTGAGCTACCATATCATTAGCGTGAATATCTTTATGGATACCACGCACACGATCAAACAGCATATGGTTATCAGAAGCATCACGATTTTTAATCCAAGAGAAGGCACTCGTATTTGTCGTTGTATCTGAAACTACATTTTGTTCTGCCCCTGTTCCTTCGTAAATTGTCGTTTCGAAGTATTCTCCTAAGTTAGATTTTGTTCTAGTCACAGATTTTGCTATGTTTGTTAAATTTAATGCTGTGTAGCCAGCCTGTATTGAATATTCCCAATCTGCTTCATCAGCAGTAGTTAATGTTCCAGCGTCATAAGGTATCCCCAATAAACTCCATTCAGACGTACTTATGTCTAAATTTTCAATAGTTGGATTTGCGCCCGTTGCTGGATTACCATCCGTACTTCCATCATTATCATAAAATGTATTATCTATGCCGAAATAAACATCGGCTGTACCATCTCCAGCACTAGCATCCCAACATATTTGATATTTGTATGTTCCTCTGGATACAGCACCTACATCAAATAATTCTGTTCCTGCACTATAAAAAGGTAACTCAGTT